ACAGTCAATATAATCTAATATCAATATATCTGGTTTCCAACCTTGAGCTATCAATTTTCTGATATATTGTCTAATCACTGGAATTGTAGTTCCATCACTTGAAAACTTTTTAAGTCTCAATTGACCTTTACCGTTCTCCATTTCTTTTGACATTTTAATCAAATCATCTTTATGTAAAGATAAACTATTCAAATCATATCCCGACCAACATGATAAATGTTTTCTCTGAATAACTTTTGGGTTATCTTCGAAAAATACTTGTAAAACTTTATAACCATCACTCATTGCAGTGTTGGCTATCTTTGTCATCATAGTTGTCTTACCAACACCAAAAGGTGCTAATATGGTAGCCAACTCTGTTTTGGATAGACCACCATCCATTACATCATCCAATCCTTTGATTCCAGTTCTTATTGGTTTTCTGAAATCTTCATCCAACACAGATTCGATATTATCAAAGACATTCATTCCATCATCTTTATTATCACCATGTTCCAATGCTTTTCTAAGAATAGATTCACATTGCTCATAATCATCGATGTTTCCTTTATTGATAATCTTTGTAATCTCGTTAACTGATTTTCGTAATTCTTGTTGCTTACAAAATCTCATAGCTATATCTTGAACTTTAATTGTATCGTTC